CCGCCCTTGCCCCCGGTCCGCTCACCTTTTGGATATGGGGGGCGTGGTGAGTATTATTTTAAATCCTCCTCTGTGATGTTGAAGTCTTCCGGTTTAAATTGAGGAAATGTCATAAATTTTTTTTTAGTTCCCATCCAAGAAATATATGGTTCTCCTGTTTTTGGATGGGGTTTAAGTAAGGTAAAGGATTTATTTTTTAATAGCATTTTTCTTTTTTCTTTAAGTTCTTTTTCTGTCCCATAGTCAATAACTATTCCTTTAAATTTCAAATCCTTCAAAGTTTTTAATTTCATTTTAAATCTCCCGCGAGATTGTCAATAACTCTCTTTACTTCATTATTAGATTTTGGCTTATAAATATCTTGAAATTCCTCTTTCAACAATCTAATAAATTCTTTGATGTCTTTTTCTTTATACAATCTCTTTCTTGTATCCCAAATCTTCTCACTTAAATTAAATTCTTTTGTATGGCATTTTCCACAAGCACATACTAACTTTGTTTTAAATTCTTTTTTCATTTTCCAAATGCTCCGCTAATCGTTTAAAATATGATGCACAAGTTTCATCTTTCCTCTCAAAGAAGCAACGCCTTATCTTCCTCAGCGTCGACAAATGTATTCTTATGTGAATAGTATTCATTTTAAATCCTCCTCTTTAATATCTGCTTCTTTAAGGTTGAAGAAATGTTTAATCCATTCTTCCACATGACCACATGGTTCTTGTTCAAAAGGCAAACTTCTTCTCCACTTAATCCATTTGATTGCTTCCTCTCTCACATGTCTTAATTGAACCATTCCCACATACATATATCTTCCTTCTGCCAAATCCTTCAAAGTTTTAAGTCCCATGTATACACTAATGGTAACACCTTTATAAATGTATCATTTCAGGTTTTTATTATAAAATTTATCCTGCCGCTTCCACCACACAAACTAAATGAGGGTCCCCTGCTGTTTTATAAAAATCCCCATCAAGAAGACCACCTGTAGTTGCAGCTGCATTATTTGCATAAGTAGGAAGTCCAAAAACAGCTAATCTACTCTTAGGATTTGTTCTTCCAATGCCGACATTGCCAGTACTTCCCTCTATCATCATTTTACTTGAGACTGTAACATCTGTAGGTGATCCAAACACACCCAAGTGCAAATCATCAACAAGATACCAACCTATCGTCATATCACCTGTTGTAGCCTCAACCCCTATACGAACAAATTCAGTATTACTTTCCTCTATAGAAATTTGAGCATTTGTTCCTTTTATTGTAAATTGTTGGTTTAGAGTCGTTGTCCCTATGCCAACTTTTCCTGCTGCATCAACAATCAAAGCCCTGTCAGGAGTTCCATCACTTGCACTAAGTTCTGAATGTCTATGCAAAGCATCAGCCATAGAATTATCTGTTAGAGTATTAAGTTCTGGTCCTGTTCCAGTTGTATCATTATGACTTGCTACAGTATGGCTCTCTGCATGGTCTCTTGCTGCAATATCAACACCATCAACAGTTCCAGTTACAATAATATTACCATTAATTTCCGCATTACCTACAACATCTAACATTTCTCCTGGTGTATTAGTCCCGATGCCTACGTATCCTGGAGCCACATCAACAAATAATAAATCAGAATCAACAATTAAATCATAAGTTATGTTTACTCGTCCCATAGCATCGACGGTTAGGGCTTGGTCTGGTGTTCCATCACTCGCACTTAACTCTGAATGCCTGTGTAAAGTATCAGCCATTGAGTTATCTGTTAGAGTTTCCAATTCTGTATCTGTTACTGCACTAGATTTTACTCCTTTAGCTCCTCCATCTCCTAATACAACTGTGTTATCTGTTAAATTAGCAGCAGCAGTTACATCTCCACCACCCGCAGGTGCACTTGGTGGGATAAATCCAGGAAATTCTATTCTTGCTGCTGTATCTCCTTCCATGTGAATTGTAACGCTTCTGTTAGCCGCATTATCATTCCTTCCATAAACCTTTATAACAATTCTATCTCCTGAAACAAATGCTGTGTCGTTTGTAATAGATGCATGAACTTCATATTGTTCTTCTGCAGTTGTTAATATTCCAGTATCATGTGAAGTTCCCAATAGAGTTTCTGTTCCCCCTGAAGTTCTATGATAGAATTCAAAGTATAATCTCATTCCTTTAGCTACTGCTGCTTCTGCATGAATATGAAGTCCATATATTCCACTTTCTAATAATCTTATAGCATCTACTTCATCTTCATTTAATATTGATGCGAAGGAAGCTATCAGTGTTGTAGAATTAGCTGTTATAGTCTGTGCTATTGTTTGTTCTGCTGATGTATCAACATCAACGACTAAATCAAAATATCCACCAACATCGCCTGAAGCGTCTGCTGTTAAGAATAATTCTACTATTTGTTTTGATACTACACTATCAACATACTCTTTATTAGCAATATCTTTTTCATCAACAGGAAGGTCTTGTATTGTTCCTTCTGTTGTATCTATGTTTGTTCTTATTGGAAAATCATCAAGAATTCCTTTACTCTTTTGTCCCTCACTAAATTGCACATTACTCTTTGGGGGGTCAAACATATTTTTAAAATTCTTTTTAGGCATATTACTCTATATAAAAATACATATATTAACTTTGCTAATTCGGGCTAACTACTACCCTTACGAAGAAGTGACTACCTGTATATCTACCCCATCATGAAACCATAACTTCAAACCACTTAAAAATAAATATCCTGCGCTAATGCTAGCCAAAGCAGCTGCGGATATTTCATGCTTCGGTACTACCAAATCACTTGGTTCACAAATGTCTCCTATTAATTCTGTCATTATTCAAATACCTCCATTAACCTGATACCTCCACTTCTAATACTGAAATCTGTCCTTCACCTGCTGGCACGAGATGTAATCTTCCACCACTGATGAACTGAACATCCGTAATATTAACACCATCCACTGCATTTTTTAATTCAATCGAACTTATACTAAATGTTCCATGGTCAGTCAGAGTATAATCTCCTGGTGCCATTATTTCTTCTCCTTAAGTTTCTCTTTTGGTTTAGTATTTTCCAGAAAATAATTTACATCCTTCATCTTGTTTGGGTCATCTCTAATACCTGGTGGCAAGTTTCCGTCTATATCTCTGTAACTATACCACTTGTTTCCCCTCTGTAATTGACCTTTATGACTCATTTTAACTCTCCTGAGTATCAGTGATTACATAGATTCCCAAAGGGTCTGTTATCTGGATAACTCCAATTTCCCAAGCCCTGATAATAACTTTAATTCCTGGGTCATTTTTAATTTCAGATGTAAGAGGCTGTGCACTCTTCCATGTAGCTGCTCTTTGACCCATGATAATCATTGCTTCATCATCAGTTACAGAATTAGTTACTTTGATTTTCAATCCAGCAATCTGACCTACAGTTCCATTAGTCACTATATCAGCTGTCTTAAAACTTGGATTATTAATAACTTTTGAGTTCTCCATTAGTGCCCTGTAGTCATGTGGCGTGAGTAACAGGAAACCATTCTGTAATACATTATAGTTGTTCTCTGACATATTTTGGATGCCTTTTAATATATCACTAACAGGTTTTCTTGTGGATTCAGCTACTGCATCCCAGCCAGTACCTGCAGCTGCTGCAGTTCCAATTCCAGTAGCTCCACTTAATTGTGTATAAATATAACCATCAACTGCACTAGCGACTGCTCTTGCCACTGCTTTTAGAGTTCTTGCCTGAACATCAATAGCATCTGTAAGCTTGTCTTCCATAAAGACAACTCCCTCTGCAGGGAATTTGAGATGAACTGCTGATTTCTTTGTCCAGTTAGGCTGAACATATGGAAACTGTGCTCCTCTCGGAACTCCCTGAATAGCTGAACCAGTTCCACCAGTTAAAACTGTTGAACTTTCTTCGTAATATGTTTCTATCCATTTGCTTGATGTCTGAACAAGAAGAACTTCCTTGAGGATATACTCCTGTTCTGCATATCCTTTTATAGCTCTTTCAACATTCTCTCCTCTTAATTGAACTTGTCCTTGTGTTTGTACCATCTTAACTTATAACCCTTATAAAATCAGTTGCAGCTGCAGTTTCCTGAGCCTGTCCTATAACCTGACCAGCTTCAAACTCTGCATCTACGGCAGCCCTGATTAAATTTATTCCGGATAAACATACCATCACCCCAGCTGTTATTGCTGAAGCAGCAGCTTTCATGTCAAAAACATTACTCTGATTTGGAACATAAACAGCTATTCTTGTAGATAAATCACCTGCTGCTTTGTCTGCTGCAGCAACTCCTGCATATTTTTGATTTGCAGTTTCTTCTGATGGTCTCACTGTTAAATCTTCGCTTAGAAATAATAGAGTTCCTTTAGAGATAGATAAATCATCCGGGCAAGTAAAATTTATTGGATTTTGTCCTGATAATTCTAATATAACTGCGGTGTCAGCTGCTGCCATAGAGCTACTCGGTGAACCGAATATTTAAACCTTTCTAATTAAACTGTCTTTTAGCCTTTTAAAAAATTCGTGGTATAATTGATACGCTTTAAAGACTAATGCTACAATTCCCTCTACGAATATAAGTAATAATAAGATATTTGTTAATTCCATTACAAATTCTCCTGTGGCTTGAATCCCTTTTTAAAGACATCATTAGATTCTTTTGGTTTCCAGTTTACCTGGTCTTTCTTATCTCCTATAACAAATACAGCGACTCCTGTCCCGGGCGGAACTACATAGGGCTTCCAGTCATCAGTTGGTTTCTCTAATTTGAGCAATTTAGCCAGATACTTTAATGTCCTATTCATTATTGGATTATCTGTTTTTGCTGGCTTTAGTATTCCCATCATTTGTTTATCACAGGCTTCAGGGTAAATTATCTCATAAATGTTAAGAGGCCTCAACTGGATTTCAGCCAGCATGTTCATTATCTTCCCATCCTTATCTTTCATTTGAAAAGGAAAGTGTTGAGCCACTAAGTCATTTTCCCACTTCTTGGTGTGATTCAACCCTCCCCTTGTTATTACATACTTCATCATTTTATTTCACTATTAGATTTACTTCTTCTTTTTTCTTTTCAGGATACTTTTTAAGTTCTTCTTCAAAAACCTTAGATACAATTTTATGTATTTCAGTCCCTTCTTCATGGGCTTTTAACGCAGCCTTTGAAGCTCCTAATTCCCTCTCTAAAACTTCTCTAGATAAAGCCATCTTCAGCCAGTGGATTAACTTCTCCTCTATCAACTTTCCTGGAAAATTCAACATCACTTATTGGCTTTTCTGCTGGAGCCTGTCTTCCTCCTTCTGCTCTTCCTCCGAGAGCTCTTTTCGCCAGGAGTTCTTCTTCCTTGTCAAGTAGTTCTCTTCTCTCTTTGTTAGCGTCTTCCAGCCTTTTAGCTGCAAGGTTTGCATCGTCAATCGGTTTATAGATTTCAGGCTTATCCCCCTCTTCAGTATCTCCAGCTGGTTTCTCTGGTTCCTTTTCCTTTCCTTTTTCCTTTTCTTTTGGTTCATCCATTATCTTTCACCTCCTTTCAATACGTCTAAATGTGCGCTAAGCTGGTCTATTGCTTTGATTAACTTTTTAAGAATTACTTGTCTGTCATAGATTAAGTATGATATAAATATTCCTGCCATTCCATAATTTAATAAATTTTCTTCAATCATTTATTTTTTTAGTTGTGATTTTAACTTCTGATTTTTTTCCGGTATTTATGTCTCCATCTTTTCCTTCATCTTCCCCAAGATTTTCTTCAATTCTTGCTGGGAATTCATATTTAATTGTTAGTCCTAATTGTGCTTTTACTTGTGCTTCAATATCTCTTTGTTCTTTTTCTATAACTTGCTGCCATGCAAGATAAACCATTTTAGAACTTGCTTCTGTTGTGCCAGCCTCGATAGCCATTATTAATGCTGGAACTCCTCCACCTTTAATTACTTCCTCAGTCCACTTATTTCTCCATTCCATAGGATTGATAATTTTACCAACTCCTCTTCCAGCTTCCAATAATTCATATTTAACTGCTGTGTCTGGGACTATTAGATTGTCTCCTGTATTCCAAGCTGCTTTTTCTTGTGTTTTGAAAGTTGCCATAGCAGTAGGGTCATCGGTGTTTAAACTCCAGATAACTAAAGGCACTACAAATCTATGGAACATTACTGCCATATCTTCATCAAGTTGTTTTATTTTATCTAAGAATGTTGTTAAACTTTCAATGTCTCCTGTTCCATGAATTTCATCTGCAGTTCTATTTAAGACTAAGTGAAAAATGTCTTCTAAGTCAAAAGGAGTTTCACTTCCGTCGCTGTTTGTTTGTGTATATCCAGTTAGCATCCCTTGTGTATTTATTAAGTGTTTCATTGTTCCAGGATTCAATGGTTTTAAATTAAAAAGGTTGCTTCCATTTGGTTTTATTTTTTCTCCGTCAGTTGTGATAATTTCTCCATAGCAATCTCCGTTTATGTGTTTCACTCTTACTTGGTTATCCATTACTTCATTGAAAGTATCTTTTCCCCATCCTTTAACTTTTTGTAAAATTTTTGTAGTTCTGGAATCTGCTTTAAATCCTTTTCCAACACCCCACATTCCTAATTTATTAATTACTGATTTTGTAGCAATATGAGATTTATAATAACCTAAGTAAGTTGGCCAGTTTGAAGACTGCCATGTTGTTTCTGCTCCTGCGCCTGCTCTATCAACTTCCTGAGTATCTGTTGTTTGAATTTTCAAAGACTGGTCTAAGCCTGAACTTGTTGTTGTGTTTTTTACATTCATTGCCATTTTATGCTATTATATTCAAATCATCCAGAGCTAAATTAGTAGTTCCTGAAGTTCCATTAGGGTGAGTGTTACTTCCACCATCATTTACTGCTCCGTCTTGATTATTATAAATTAGATTTCCACAAATTATATTTCTATCTGAAGTAGCATCTATATCTATTCCATATCCAGTTCCTAATCCTTGAGTTGAGTTAATCAAATTATTTCCTGTGATGGTATTCCTATCGCAGTTTGTCATGCTGATTGCATCTTGAGAGCAAGCATCAATACAATTTCCAATTATTGCTCCATCATAAAATCCTATCAATCCAAGTCCGCTTGAAGAGCAACTTCTGATAATGCAGCCTATTATTCTATTTCTTGAGTATGTTCCTCCAACAGGTGTTTTTATTCCTGTTTGAGCATCATTTATATAACAATTTTGAACTAAACTGTCATCTCCAACCAAAGTTATTCCTAATTGTGGATGTGTTCCATCTCCATCAATATTTAAATTTCTTATTGTTGTTCCAGTGCAAGTTCCCGTAAGAACAATTGCCGAACCATGTATTCCACTACCTATCCAACAACTTTCTATAAAAGTTCCTGTTGAATTTTCCATGTCAATCGCTTCTAAAGGTCTGGTTCCTGTAGTGCCTGACCATCCAAAAGATAAGTCTCTAATTGAAATATAATCCACATCAGTTATATCAATTATTTCACTTAGTCCACTTGCTCCCCGTATTATTGTAGACTTACCTGCTCCAAAAAGAGATACATTTGATTTGTTTATTATAATTTCAGTTAGAATATCATAAGTTCCCTCTTTAATATAAACAACTCCTCCTGTGCTTGGTAAAGCATCTATTGCTTCTTGGATAGAATCAAAATCTCCAGAGTCATCAAGAGCCACAATAAATGTTGCTTGTCCAATTCTTACATTTCCAACTCCAGTATCCACAGTTCTTGAGTGACTGAATATTTGAGGAACTCCTAGTAAATTTAATGCCATTTTAAATTCCTAAAAAATCCTGAACATCAGAATTTTCTAATAATGTGACTATTTGACCCATTCTAAATAAATGAACATTGATCATATCTTCTGCTTCTACTCTTGAAGTATAGCCGCTCATGTTATAAGTAATTACTTGAATTGCCCCGCTTCTCGCACAATATTCAGAAAGTATCCCACTAGATATGGTTGCCCAATTTGTTACTAAATCAGACTTTGTTACAGCTATAAGAAAATCCTCGGCTTCTTCTATAATTGTATCATAATCTGCATCAGTCGGGAGAGTTGGGGCATTTGTCCCTGCTTTGATTACTACATCTGTACTTAAACACATAGTTACCATGTTTTTTTTAATAAATGTAAATATTTAAAGTTTTGTCTTTCATGCAATATGCTCCTCTTTTCATTGCTTCAAAAATATGTGCATAATTTCCATAAATTTTAAGTTTTCCGTCTGAATAATCGAATTGCATTGAACGTAAACTCTGTTTTACTCTCTCGTTATCAAATAAATCAATATCTCCATTTTCCATTAAAACCTTTAAATTTACAGCCATATCTTCTCCTAAAAGTCCTTTTTTTCTTGATTTTCCGTCTTTTTCTGCTTCTATGCTTCTTTGAGCATTATTTAATCCTTCAACTTTTCTTCTAGTTTGCGGGTCTTCCAGTAAAGGATCTAACACCCCTACACCCATGCCTCCATCATCTAAATATATCTTTTTATGGTTAATTATTTTGTCTTTATTAATGATTAATCTTGTTGTATCTGTAAGTTTTTGGCCTTGTGGGATTTCTAAATCAAACATTCTTAGTCTTTTTCTCTGTATTCTGTCAAATGAGGTTAAAACGATTTCATCTCCCCCCATTCTTGCTAAATCTATCCCCTGAAATTTATCACCTATTGGAATATATGGTTTAGTTGGGTCTATATTACAACGAGCATTAATTAATTCATCCGGTACAAATCTTTGAATTCCTCCAACAAATTCTCCCAAATATTCTTGTCTGTATTGGTAATTTGTCATATCCTCTTTTTCTTCTTCCAGGAATTTTAAAGCTGATTCTTTCTGCTCTATTGTCCAGGATTCACTAATTTTCCTGTTTTTTATAACTTCTTCACTTGTATAATAGAAAACCTTAAATCTTTTGTTTTTATTTATCCAGGATTTATAGAAATATCCTTCCATGCCTTTTGGGGTTGAATCCATCCAAATATCCCCTGCTGTTGTGAGTAAAATTGGCTTGGCAGCTTCAAAAATGAATTCTGGCATACGACTGGCTTCATTTAAGTATAAAACATGCCCTGTGAAACCCCTAACTGCATTTCCAGTAGTTCCTACAGGACGGCTTATTATTTGAGATTTATTATTAAGTTTTATCACAGATTTTGTGATATTTCTTGAATATGGCCTTTTTATGTAAGATTTATAATTTTTTTCAAGGTATGATAAGACCATCGCAATCACCAGTTGGGCTTGGTCTTCTGTTATTGACGCGACGACTATCTGGCATCCTTTTTTAGAAATCATCCTGTCAGCACATTTCCTCGCCATGATAAATGTACCGCCAATTTGTCTTCCTTTGCATAAAAGAATGTATTTATCTTTGCAGTCGAGGATTTCTTGTTGCCAGGAGTCTAATTGTATTTGCATTTTAAAATATTTTTCTGGGGGATCTTGGACACACATATTAAAGAAAACATTCAAAATCGCCTATTTTTGATGTATTTAACACTAATCTAAATCAATAGCATCTTCTTCATGCTTTTTGATATATTCTTTTAAACATCTAAGAAACCCAACACTCATATTCTTGTTTCTTCTATTTAATATGGTAATTGCCCAATGTTCTCCCTTATATATCTTAACCACTATTTCAGGATTATAACTGATATGATGTCTTTGTATTTGTTGTTTCATCATCTTGACTATATATCTCCCCTAAGTCTTCTAAACATACTGAAACATCAAGAGGTAATATCTTTAACATTGCTTGTATTTCCTTTATTTTATATTTACTTACTATGACTTTTCCCATTCTCCAAATTAGCTGCCTTCTGAGCATATTCACCAGCCTTCTGCTTATATAAATTAACTTGCCTTACAATATTCAATCTATTATCATACTCCATTACTCCCTTCTCTGCCAATAAAATAGATATTCCAACTTTTACAGCTTCTGATAAAGTTATATGATGTTGCTTTCTTAATTCATTAAATTCTGGCGTTAATAATACTGTAGTTTGTATCATTCCCCTTGAAGTTTTATTAAACATTTGTCACTTTTTAATTACCTCCAAACTATATGTATGTATGATATATTTAAGCTTTTGTATCTTATAAACTATATATTATACTATATAACTTTATTTCTCTTTATATTATTATTATTATATACATACATATAGTTTCCCTTTGAACTATATACTATTTCCCCCTTATTTTCTTTTTTTTATTTAAATTTTCCCGGGGTGGGGGGGCGGTGCGGCAGCAGGCCTTATTGGGCTATGGGGGCCTATTTTCTATTTCCAAGCTTAACTTTCCATTCTTGTTTCCGCGCGAGTTCGTCGCGGACGCGTGTATCGTGTGAACAAGTAGAATCCTGTTACGTGCAAGAGTTTAGACAGGATTCTCATTCACGCGTGTTCCTTAGGAGAGTCCTGAGAACCTAGGTTCTCGGTCTTCATCCCCATATTGTTGAAACCTCATCTTCCCTTGGTTTCTTTTGGGCACAGAGCCTGTGGGTTTGGATTGGTTGGCACAGGCTCAGAT